TGCTGCAAGTTCCGCTGCTGCAAGTTCCGCTGCTGCAAGTTCCGCTGCTGCAAGTTCCGCGGATTGTTTAGCCTCTACAACAACGCCTTCACCAACAATATCAACAGGTGTTTTTTCCAGTGATTTGCAATAAGCAACTGCGCCTTTATCACCATCAACTAAACCTGACTTTTCATGTGCATTAATAATTGCTGTTTCACCTGAAACCAAATCGTTTGGTGATAGCAGGAGATCGCCGTCATGAAAAGAAACCAGTACACGGGCTAATTTTTTTGCCATGATTTATTCCTTGAGTTAAAAATAAAGAAAGGCGCCTATGTAAGAAACAATGGCGCCTTTTTTATTAAGTTGCTGAGTGTTGGTAGAGTTTTACGCCATTCACATCTGGCAAGTTGCCGCCAGCGCGCGCCCAGGCTAAGAAACCAAACTGACCTTTTTTGATAAATGCAGAATCATCAAACTTGAACAGTGTGAGATCCATTGCATCACGAATAAGGTAGGTTGATAAATCACCAAAAGCGATTGATTTGGCATTGGCCGCAGGCGTTGGCATGTAGTTGTTAATTTCAACTTCATAGCCCATGAGCAAATCTGGCGTACCCTTGCCGATGCCGGCATCATATGATGGTGTCCAGATTGGACGGCCGGCCGTATCTTTCAATTTACGCAAAGTACGGCGAACCGCTTGACCAAACATAAACTTAGGCGACATACCATCCAGGTATGCCACATCCATCGCATCTACCAGATCAACCAAATCGTCATAAATGACGGTTAAGGTTTGGCCTGTAGTGCCGGTTTTACCCACACCAGATGCGGTAACAATACCGTTTGGTTGGCCAGAACCTGTACCTACAGTAAACATGCGGTTTTGAATACGGCCTACACGCTCACCCAAACGCTTGAACACGAGGGCCTGCACATCGATGTTGCTATCTTGCAGCAACTCGATAGGTACGGTAACGACTTTTGAGCCAAACTTGTAGACATTTAACCCAACTGTACCAAACGTAATGTCAGCGTCTGTTGCTGTTGTGTTTTGCGCGATGATCTCGCCCTCTTCAGCTGTGCCGTCTGTTGTTGGCCACGTCATATCAACACCAGTGGTAGTGCGAATTTGCTGTGAAACACGACGCATTGCACCAAAATCTTTAATCGTTTCAATTAAAGAAGAAGCAATCTCCGTGTCTACCGTATAGCCACCCTCAGAACCAGTGGTTGTGCTCATGGTGTTTTGAATCAGCATGAACTCTTCTGTACTGATCTGTTTTGACTGTTTACGCAAGAAGATATTCAACGCTTTTTCTGCTTCAGTTTGCTCTGTTTTTGATTTGCGCGGCGCATCGCTAAAATTGCGATCAACTGCATCATCGAGCATCTTTTGAGTTGCTTCGATTTGGCTATTCACCAATTCAATCTGGTCGCTGATACCATCAAACTTGGCTTGGTCTTCTTTAGACCAAACCTTGTCACCTTGATTAGCCAATAAATTATTGGCTTCTTTACTGAGAGCTTGTTTTTGCTCCCGCAATGCTTGAATGCTCATGCTAATTCCTTTCGAGTGGTTGAGCGGACATAAAAAAACCCGCTAAAAGCGGGCTTTGGTCACAAACGCAGGAGCGTTAAGTGATTTCTAACAATTGCAAACGGCGTTGGTTGTTTGCAATCTGGTTCTTTGCTTGTTCTAAAACGGATGGCTCTTCGGGCGCCGGTGGTTCTGTTAAGGCTTTTGGTGCATTGACGAAGGCTGATAGATTCCAGTTTTTAGATTTTGCGTTGGCATTATCAGCAGTCCCGGTATAAACCGTGTCTACAAAGCCATAATCTGCGGCCTCTTTTGCGGTAAACCATGTCTCGGCATCCATCCAGCTAACAATCTGCTCGGTGGTCTGGTTGGTTTTTTTTGCATAGTCTGCAATGATCGTTTGATCTACTTTATCTAGCAGGCTGGCAGTGGCAGTGAGCTCGTGTTTATTGCCATAAGCAAGCGTCCAGGCGTTGTGGATCATATAAAACCCCTGCTCTGCAATCTCAACACTTTTGGCAGCGCTAGCAATACGAGTAGCAGCACTGGCAGCGTAACCATCAATGTGGGCAAGTACGTTACCATGCTGTTTGATCATGGTGGCCATAGCTTCAGCTTCAAACACATCTCCGCCAGGGGAATTAATGCGCAGATGAACGGTTTTGCCAGTATGCGCCATGAGTTCTTTGTTAAAGTCTGCAGCACTCACACCCCAGTAAGCATCAATCACGTCATATAGGTACATGGTTGGCTCATTAGTATCTGCGTTAACAACCAACACGCTTGGTTCTGGACGGTTGATGTTGTCTTTAATTAGTTGCAGGAGTTTTTTGCTCATTGGAGGTGCCTTTCGGAATATAAAGTTCGTCACCGCCAGACATAGGCGGTAAATTTTTAATACGGCGGACTTCATTGATCGTCCTCCAACCCGGGCCTTGTGACCCACCGACAGATTGACGCAGCGCTTCGCCTTCGGCTTTTATATCCGCCTGTAAAAATCCCTCAAAAATGAACTCGAGAAATTCGCCATCCTGACGGACTAGCTTGCGGTTCATTTCTTGCTGCCATAAATTAGCGCGTGGCGCTAAATGGAATGTGACGAATCCTTGCTTGATTTCACTTACGCCACTGCCCCAGCTGGAGGTGGTTTCCTGTGCGCCAATTAAAACAGGTGGAACGCCACATGCGCGCGCGATATCGATCACTGAATATTTAATGCTTTCCAGCAGCTGCGCATCAATTGCGCTCATACTGAGCGCGTGCATTTTCAAGCCTTCAGTCAAGATCATTGGGCGTCCAGCATTTACCGGGCCCGCATAACGGCTGTCGTATAAATCTCTGAAGGCATCAATCTGGCCGGAATCCATGCGTTTTTCTGTTTCAAACAGGTGCTTGGGTGACGCGCCGTTCTCGTAAAAATTACGGCTAAACTCGTTGGCAGCGAGCGCAATGCCAATTGAGTTGTAAGCGTCATACTGTATTGCAGAGAGGCTTTTAATGCCGTCAAAGCCATTGCCTGTCATGTGTAAAACATCATCAGCTGAGCGTGCATAAGGCTTTGTTTTGCCATCAGTGCTATACATGTAAACCAGATCGTTACCTTGCAGCTCAACACGTGTGCGGTCTGGGTGCCACGGCAATAAACCTATAGGATTGCCACGTCTATCGCGCAGAATTTCTGTGTAGGCATCGCCGCGCAAAATGTTGCAGCGCTCCCACCACTGATACATGGCGGCAGAAGTCCAGTTGCCAACCGGGCTGATATTTAACATGCGTGAAAATATGCTGTCAGAAACGCGCTCACGGGTACCATCATCTTTAATTCTAAAATGGTGGATGGGCAATGATGACATTGCGTTGCCGCGTATCGTAATCGATGCGCCAACAGCACTCAGGCGCTGTGCAGAATTTGCAGTGACTGAAGTTTTACCACCAATCCCGAATAGCTCAAGCACTTGCGGGTTGCTGCTGTTAATTAGCCCACTATCTGCATTGCTAATGCCGTGATTTGCACGTGCAGCTTCACGCTCACGCTTCCAGTTAGTCAAAATAACACTGCTTTTTTGACTGACTTTCTCAGCATCGTACCAGGTTGATTGTGCGTTCATAATGTCCTTACAAGGCGACGAAGCCCTGCTCGATTGAATTGCTATGTGTTTCACCTAACATTGCACGACCATGTGCAACAATCAGTGCAATTGCAGCGTCAATTTTCTTTTCGGCGCTTTGTTTGCGAGGAAACCAGTTTTCGTTATGGTCTGGTTTAACTTCAACGTTGCTCATCATCCACACAAATGCCGGGTTGCCATCATGGTGAAAGCGTCCATCATCAATCAGGGCGGCGATGTCTTTCATCGGTTCGCTTAAATACTTCACGTTCATGGGGATATCAATGACGGTATAGCCAAGCTCTTGTAGATTAGGGGCCATCTCACGCGCGCCCCATGCATCCATGGCGATTTCTTCAATCTTTACTTTTTCAGCAACTTCTACCGTCTCTTGTTCAATTTGTGAAAGAGAGATCATGTTGCCGGGAGTTTGCGTTAAATGACCTTGCAACACCCAGCCGCGATAATGCGCATTTTCTGGCTTTTCAACCGCAGCTTCAGGCAAATAATTTTTACTGAATACGTAGTAATGTTTTTTCCCGTCAATTGTTTTTACAAATTCAAATACGGTTGATGCAATGTCTACCTTACTAGCCAAGTCGTTACCAATGTAGCAAGACTCACCCACAAACTGCTCTAATTGCAACGTAGAGTCACCGCAATTTTGTAAATTCTCTAAGTTAAAAGCCGGCGACGCACTCGCCACCCACACATTAAGGTGCTTGGTTTTGAATGTGGACTGCTTACGTGGATCCGCCAAAGCTTCTTGTAACGCAGCGAGAAGAAACTCCGCGCTAACTGAGATATCATAGTTTGGGTTTGCTTTGCGTAGCGCTTCTTCACTTGTCCAGTCATCATCCGCATCAATCGTAAATATGATGCCGAAGCGGCGGTCGTTTTCTTCCAAACCTTCCAATATTTTTTGCAGCTGCACCTGGTGTTGGTAGCATGGCCCGCCAATATTCACGCCCGCCGTGGTAATCACCAGCAAGATGGGCTGTGATCGCGCGCCCATTCCGGTAGCTCCAGTCTCGTACATGTCATTTGTGACATGTTCATGGTATTCATCCACGATCCAGCATGACGGTGATGCGCCATCACCTGGTTTGCCGATGACTGGCTCAAAGCGACTGTTGGTATCAACGATCGCCAGGTTTGATTTATTAGGTATAACCCCATAGTAAGACCTGAATGCCGGCGTTGCGGCGGCCATGAGTTGTGCCGGCCTGAAAACCTCGAACGCCTGATCTTTACTGGTAGCACCAGAGTAAACTTCAGCGCCAAATTCACCATCAGCAGCCAGCATATAGTTGCCAATAACTGCTGCGATCGTGGATTTCGCGTTTTTACGTGGAACAAATAAATCGATTTGCCTGAATCTGCGCTTGCCGGTAGCCTTAACTATCCAGCCAAACCCAACAGCCAGGACAAAAACTTCCCACTCTTCAAGCGTAATAAGCTGTCTTTGTGCTGCCCAGTCACCCTTGATATGTGGCATTTTTTCTGCAAAAGCACAAATACGCTGTGCGGGCAGAAAGGTTTTGCCATTAATATCAATTAATTCAGGGTTGAAAACGTAAGGATAACCCTTACTTTCGGCCTTTTTAAGGTCATCCAGGTGACGTTTACATGCAAGGCGGTGCCATTTACATGAAATAATCTTGCCATCAACAACATCATGAGCGTACTGTGTGGCTCGCGCCCCAAAGTCTTTACTCATATAGCGCTAAATCCTTTTTCATCATCTGAGCTAGCATCGGGAAAAAGCGGTTGCTGCAAATGATTACTTGGTGTAACGCGGCTACGTGAACTTGGCGACATGCCAAAATTACTCAAGAATTTATCTACGTTATGACGTGCTTTATTGGCAATTACCCAGTATGGTGAGTAAATAATATTGCCGTTGGTAGTGACTTCAGTCATTCCATCACCGCCGATGTATTCATTACCAGCTGCTTCCGCTTCTTCACGTTTAATTGCAGCACGCTCCATGTTTCTTTTCAGCATTTTTTCTGCATAAACCAGCTCAGCCCAGCTTTGTACGTATAAGCACAAGGCCGCACGGTCTAGTTTTGAGATCAATCCATAGCGTTTCAGCTCTTCAGTGACACGCTTCCATTCTTTTTTTGCTTCCGGCAATAGATGCGCCGGGCACCCTGGTATCTCTACTTCAGGCTGCAAAGAATCCATCAGTTGGTGCAGAGGTTTTTTGCTGGGATTGCCAGTCAGATAGTGCACATTGGCTGGCGTTGGTTTTGGTCCTGGTTTCATTGTTGGTTCCCCGCATGGGGATATAATCGCCATGTATTTTCATCTGCTCAGTCAGGGCATAAAAAAAGCCGACATCGAGATTCCGATATCGGCTTAATAAACGACCCGTCAATGAGCGCTGCTCAGGGTAGTATTCTATAAAAACGGCTAGCGACTAATTCAACCCGTAATGAAATCGGGAGAAAACCACTCGGTGCCAAGCTAATCGTTATGCGTTTTTACAGACGTCTGCACAAAAATACTTACCAAAAGGCATCCATACCCCTGTACTGGACACCCCCCCCTCCCTCCTAATTCCCGCACGTAAAAATCTGGCTAGGCATACGGTCTAGAGCACAAAAGCCATAGACTTTTGACCACCCCTACCCCATACCTCTAAAGCCACCATCTTCTTTTGCGGTCTTGCGGTCGTGACATTCTTTAGCCATTGCTTGCCAGTTGTTGCGATTCCAAAACAAATTCATATCACCACGATGTGGAATGATATGGTCAACAACAGTCGCTGGCTTTAATTGCTTCACACCTTCTAAACAGTCAGGACATTGGCACAATGGGTGCGCTCTTAAGAAACCTTTACTTACTTGCTGCCAACGATAACCATAACCACGCTTAGCTGATGACTCTCGCCTTGCTTCTACTTGCTTTTGTTTTAGTTTTGCATGATCGGTACAATATGCGCCTGATGATGTTAATAACCTACACCCAGGATTCTTGCAAGGTTTTGGAGCTGCTATCGGCATAATATTCACATGGCTGCAAAGCCTCGAAAGATAACAAAAAACCCGCAAGCGGTTAAGCAATTGCGGGTTTTTTAGATACAGCTATAAACAGAATATCTGAATATTACTTTTAATCGGCAAACGCTGTCAACACATTTTTAAAAATAAAATTAAACCCCATCTCAAACCTCCATTGAAAAGAAACGTTTATCAGACCAACCCACCTCAACATCAACCACCGGCAATGCAAACCCGCACGCCAGATCATTCAGATAACCAAGCAACTCATGGTGCGCCATATCCAGCCTTGAATCATAGGTACGAATACTGATACCGCATCGCTTAGCCTTTTGTTCTTTCGTGCCAATTGTTGTATAACACTGCATCAACACATCCTTACGCTCTGGCAACAACACACAGATTGCCTTATCTACCTCAACGCAGCGCGCATCCATCTCAGGGCACCACTCACCACCACCAGGATTAATCACGAAAGCAGACTTCTTCGGATAACCAAGACCACCATCAAGCTTGCGAAGCCTCCAGTTAGCCCATTGAATCAATCTATTCGTCACATAGGTATCAAGCGCCATATCAATCCTTCAGTTTAAAAAATTTACATTTACTGCCAATACGCGGCACATCCTTGTTTGTTGCTTTTCTTGCATCGCCACAAACCACCCTACCCAGCAAATGCGTATGGCTATCACACGCAGTACAACCCATCTCATGCAACTGCTTACGCTCCACCACATCAGCAGGATTACCATAACAATGCACCGGCAACGCCCGACTATTCATTTGCGCCCCTTCTTAGCAACAGCATCAACACGCTTGCACTCCAGAAAACTGGCTGGAAACTCCTTCATGGCTTGAGGCTTCACGCCAAAAGTAA